CCTTGGATCATGTCGTTCCATTCTTCACGTTTCCTTAAGTTGACAACCTCTTGAGCAGAGATAGACATGGAGTCAGTGAAGTATTTGACACCTTGAGCAAGAGCGTCAATCCGGTCATCGTGTTTCACGGCACCTTTTTCACGACACATGCGACTCATTTGGTAGAAGAGCATGTAAAGGAGACGTCGTTCAGGGGGATCGTCTTTGTTGGAGTTATAATCCCAATCAATAACTTTACGGTCAACGACGAGGCGGTGTTGATTAAGAACAGGCTCAAGAGCATCAATAATGCGGTCTTCTTTGCGAACGTTGGCTCTAACTTCTTCGACATCAATCGATTGTTTAGTTTGCTGAAGATGTTTTTTAAACAGTTCTGCAACAATACCATCACCAAAATTAGTTTCGATGACAAGTTTCGTTACCTTAAATTGTTTACAGTGTCTGAGTATGTCCAGTAGCGTTTTGTCTGAGTATCCGTCTCTGTAAGCACACATTTTGTGCAAGTACAAGAAACCGTTTCGCTGGCTGATAAAAGCTGCTGCTGTCTCATCTGTGCCACGACCCGACGGGTCAATGCTGCAGATGCTTTCTGTGTAAGGACCCCATTCGCCTTGTATGCACATTGGACTGTAGAAATAATCTCCAGGTAGTCCGACAGTTGGTAGTTCTTTGATGACGTTTGAGGGGTCTGAGCACCAGATGATGGAGTCAGGAGCGTCGTTAGGATTAACAGAGGTGACAACCAGGTCAGCCATTTTAAGCGGGAATTTTTCTGCATCGGATAGGCTTGTATCGAGCATGAACTGGAGCAAGAAGTTGCTCCGACCCATGGCTGCTTCACGTTCTAGGAGGTCATCATCTGCGAAGCGGTCTGGATCTGTTACGTCCCAAGGTTCAGCACCTTTGTCTATATCGGCCACTAGCTGCGGCGCTAACAGGCCTTCGTACTGGCTTACCTTCCTAGGATACCTAGCAGGCCAAACAAAGGGCTTGTAGGCCCGTTCAGCGAGCTTACGATAGACAGTAAAGGTTGTCTGTGGTGTACCAAGGAACATGATTCGTGAATCATCCTTTGGTGTAAGGATTGACTCAGCTTCTGTACACAATTGCAGTAACTTCTCCCTCATTAACTCAGTCATTGAGTTACCAGGAACCTCAACATCGTCAAGGATCATGAGATCAGCACGAGAACCAGTAAGCTGACCAGTAATACCAACAGACTTAACACTCGGAGCTTGGTGAGGGGAACAATTAACGTCAAACGATATACGTGACCATCGGGAGTCGTCTGATTTGGGTCTCAAATGAGACAACCAAGGTGTTTCGATAATCAGCTTCTGTAAAAAGATAGACATGTTGTCAGCTCTTTCTTTAGAAGCTGAGATAATCATGATCTTTTTTTCAGGGTCATTGAAAAGTGTCCACAGAACAAAGGCTCCAGTAATCCAGCTCTTTCCCACACCACGGAAAGCCTGTATTTGAAGACGCTTAGGTCCATGTTGAAGATAGTCTGCGATTGCATATTGAGCACGGGTGGGCGAAGGAAGATCAAGCTGCTGCCACAGTGCTTGTAGGAACAGCTTGAAATCATCTTGCAACGCCTGAACGACGTTGGTCATGTATTATTCACCTTTTAGTTTGGTGTTGTACTGTTTGCCACGCCAAGTAAAGGTCTTTTTACCAGCACGACGTGCTTTAGCAAAAGCAGCGTCAAAGTTAGCTGCACCTGCGGCACGAGACAGTTTCTTTTCTTTGGCTTTGTAGTCACTGCCCATGCTTGCCATGGGTTTGCCAGTGCCTTTTTTAGCTTTTGGCTTACCACGTAGTGCTCTTGCAGCGTCGATGGCAAGAGAACCTGCAGCTACAGCTTTTGCAGGCAAATCCGTTTTAGGGTTAAGGATAGTACCGACTTTTGCAGCAGTTTTAACAAATTTACCCGGTACTTTTGGAGTCTTTGGACGAGGCGGACCGCTTTTAGCAGGTTGATTAGCACCACCACGTCGTCCAGTGTCACCACCAATAGTCAAGCTACGTGGGCTCTGACGGTTTGGTCCTTGTTGTGGAGCAGTGCGTGGACCTGATGCACCACGAGGAGCGCCAGTGCGGGTACGAGTCACGCCGCGGCCACGGGTCACACGATCTTTAGATCCAGTGCGTCGTTCTGTCTCTGCACCTTTGACCCGTTGTTTACGACCTTTGTCAGAGGTAACAGGTTTTTTAGCAGTGGTCTTCCGGCGATTGTAAGTACGTTTTGCCATCAGTTAATGTGAGATAAAATAAGAGTTTCTCGAAGTTTGTTGATACCGAATGTAGCTCTCATCCACGAAAGCCAGTTGTTACTTCCTTTGTCCTGATTACACTGCCTACAACAGGGTACGAGGTTGCTTGTAATATCTTCACCACCAAAGGTTCTAGGGTGAACATGATCCAAAGTAAGTTCGTGTAATTCATAGGTTTCTCCGCAATAGACACATGTTTTTCCAAAGTATTCTTTGATACTGCGCCTCCAAAGGCGCTTTGCTTCAGAGGTTGTCATGGCTATTAGGTTGTAAAGGTAATGGTCAGGAGTAGGAAGTAAAGGAGTCATGTGAGCGCAGTGAACTGCTATGCGTAGCGTTTTTTCATACGTGGACGACGGCGGTTCATAGAGGCGTTCTCTGTTTTACCTTTGCCAGGTCCTGTATGAGAAGCATCTTTGCCGTCTCCGTTACCGTATGTGCCAAGTTTGCGGTTAAGCTTGTTAGCAGCAGTACGGATCATGAGTCCTTTTTTAGTTTTGTTGTAGGCACCCTGTTGCTTAAGACGCTTTTTACGTGCAGCAGGGTTTTGTTTGTAGTAAGTGGATGTTTTCATCGGCCATACAGCCTTGATTGAACAAGATCAGGGTCAATCTCTGGCATCACAGCAGCAAGCTTGGCAAGTGGGCTGCTTTCCAATGCGACACCACTGATGTCATTGGTTTTAAGCCAATCACAAGCTGCTTTGAGGTCTTGTGTAGTAGCTTCACCAGACTTAATACGAGTAAGAAACTCTTTTGTAACGAGATTGTGCAGTTCGTTAAACTGATCTTCTGTTGCCTTCTTTTTCATACTTTAATACGCATTGAACAGGCGTAGAAATTTATAGATGAGGTACGTAATACACGCTAATGCTACAAGGGTTTTAATCAGTTCCATTTTTGATTGATACTATAGGTACAATGTCGTGACAAATAACTTCTACACGACTGCCAGGTCTAAATGTAAACCCAGCTTTCATGATTTCTGTACACTTAAGAGCCCTAGTAAGTTCATACTGGAGCCGCATGGTTTGTTCGTGTCTACGTGCTATTTGTTTGCACTGCTCAATCATGCCACCGTCAAGGGGCACCATAAAGTTCAGTTGTGCACCAAAGTTATTAGAACGAACATAACCATCAGATTCGTACGGAATCGTGTCATTGCCCATGTAAAATGGACTAAATGTCATCGTAGCACCGTTACAAGAACTATTAGCACCAAATATTTGTCTACTTGGTGCACCATTATTCTGGAATTGTACAGCTTGATTAGTAACATTTCCCGTAGCTGCTGCAACAGGATTAGATGTATTTTGTACCTTTGGGTCTTCTGCGTAAGCAGGGCTTATTGCGAGAAGATAGAGAGCGAAGTAGTGGTAGAGGTGGAATCGATGGTTTCTGTGATGTCGATTGTCTCTACGACTCCTGCATCGCGGGTGGTGATCTCTAGTGACCATGGGTCTCCAGCGGTGGTTACTGAAAAGGTTGTGCCACTACCACTAATATCTGCGCTGGGAGTTACATTACTGCCAGACCAGCTATTGTAATCACCGCCAAACACCTCAGTCTCAATAGTACGTTCGATGTCAATGGTGGTAGTTGTAGTGGAGGACATTGACCCCTGGGTAAACTGTGGGGTGACAGTCTGTGCTGAGACTGGAGCAGCCAATAGCAACAGCAAAAGTAGTTTTTTCATTTTGGTGGGTCAGTTTTAGAGTTTTTATCCATACGAGAAATGCCATAGGAAGCTAAAGTTCCGCTAAGCAAACTCGCCACAAAAGTTGGGTCCATTTTCTGTAGCATTCCCATGTAGGATGCAGTCAAAACGCCTGCACTCCAAAACAGGACAAGTGCTTTTACGATCTCCCCGCAAAAGTCACTCAGCCACGTGTGGTGTTTCTTTTCCATCTTTTTTCTTTCGGGTAAGTAGTTTTTTAAGCACGGGCTTCAAAACAGTTACTGTCCGTTTGAAAATTGCAGTGGCTGTGAGGGTGGCTGCAACGGATACAGTCGCAGTCGTACCAGCAGTGACTAAAATTTCGTTACTGGGTAGAGGTATAGTAAAGTCAGTATTAGGAACATCAAAATAACGAATGTCATTTTGTGCTGGCGGTTTTGGTTGTGGAGGTGGTGGTTTTGGTTTTTCTTTTTCAGATGGTGTTGTTCCTTTGACTCCCGGAGGTGGCCTAAGGTCTCTAGGAGGCACCACAAGCGGCTTGTACGAAGGTATATCCGCTCGTGGGACATCTAGTACCGGACGGGGTAAAACAAGGGGCTCAGGGAGCCGTAGAGACGGTAGTACCGGCGGCTCACCTAAATCCATCAGACGTACTCAGAGATGTAGCACTTACCGCTGTTGCTTGTAGTAGTTTTAACAGCAATGTAAGATCCAACAGGAACGTTAATGTAAACACGTTCGTCGGTTTTAACAAAGTGGTTGTCATCATCATTAGCCGTAACCTCAGCAGTCAACGTAAATGCAGTGTTGACAGTGCCATGTGTAATAGTTACGACTGCACCACTAGCAGTAGCAGTAAGGTTAGCACTAATAGTTGAATTAGCGTTGATAGCATCGCGGAGACTGGCAGCGACATTATTCAAGGTTGTTGCAGTCGTGTTGCTTTGGTCAGCAGCAGTGACTTCATAAGTTACAGAAGTACCGGCAACAACAACAGTAAGTTGATCACCGACTTCATAAAAACCAGACAAAGTAACCGTGCGAACTTCTGCAACACCAGATGCAGCAGCAGTCACAAGTGCAACAGCTTCAGCGGGAGCACCTTCAGCAACTTGTGTTGCGTTACCAATGCCATAAAAGATGTCGTGACCAGTAGGGTGAATGCTGATACGACGGCAGTCGTGGCTCAGTTGTTGGCTGACAGAAGTGCTTCCAGTTGTGATTTCATAAGCCTTACTTGGAGTTTGAAAGGCAGGAAGTTCAACAGTAAAAAGAGACATTATTTAGAAGGAAAAAGTCCGTTACGGATAAACAAAACAGCTTTGTCATCAACATCGTTGTCGGTAGACTCAGCCAGTTTTTCAAGCATTTCAACAATCAACAGTTTAACTTTGTCAGACTGAAGAAAAGAAA